GGTGATAGAATTAGAAAAGCAAGTTTTAATCTTACAAACAGAATTAGATTTACATAAAAAACAAGACAAATAATATGACAGATAAAATAAGAGAGATGCTAGTTAAACATGAAGGCTTATCTTGTAATTTATACAAATGCACCGCAAATCCGCCTAGAAATACAATAGGTGTAGGGCGTAATCTTGATGACAATGGCATAACAGAAGATGAAGCTATGTATCTACTTGATAACGATATTAAAAGAGTCATAGAGAGCCTAGACAAGCACTGGCATGTTTGGCGTTCCTTTCCTGAAAAAGCACAAATGGTTTGTGTTGATTGCACCTTTCAAATGGGCATAACAGGATGGATGGCTTTTAGACATACAAGAGCACTTATGGAAATGGAGTGTTGGTTAGAAGCATCAGAAGAATTACTTAGAAGTAAGTATGCAACACAAACACCTAATAGAGCAGCTTACAATTCAAGGCAATTAGCCTTATGTCAAAATGCCAAGAAAGACATCAGACCAACATCAGGCTAATTCAAGACTAGGTGCTTTGGGTGAATCCCTAGTACAAACATTCCTTTTGGAATATGCAGACTTCTGCTATCCAACCCAAGAAAAACATCCAGCAGATTTGATCGTAGAATTTGGTAACGCTATATATACAGTGCAAGTTAAAAGTAGAAGAGCCACTAAAGAAAAGAAGTTTGTCTTTGCTGCTGAAAACTCAAGATCAATGTCTGATACTTATAAGAACTATACTTGCGATATTCTAGCCTTTGTATTCTTCTTTGATAGTCAAAAGAGAATCATGTTTAAATCTAATACATCCTCACAAAACTATTTCACCTTTGATAAGAAAATTATCACCGACACTATGGAGCTAGATTCACTTCAAGAATCTCTTGATACCCTAAGTTCAGTTCCTGTTTTAAATCCTATAATTTAATCCTTGCATCTTATATAAATATAATTTAATATATTTATATTAATTAGAAAGGAGTTAATATGAAACACAATATTTTAATGAGACTGTCCATTATAGGGATGCTCTTTACCGCATGGATGCTTTACCTAACAACTAATGGTTATATCTAATGGATATACATTTACACGAAGTTGGAAAGGTAGCACCTTTAATTTTAACTAAAAGGCAAATAAGGGGTTACTACAAAGACTACCTTACTGGCGAGAACAAAGTGCAAACAGCAAATGAAGAATATGTTGTTAGAGACTCATTAACAGAAATCGCATATCTAATGGGAGAGCAAAGATGAAAATAGAATCACTAAAGAGCTTTGTATCAGAGCAAAAAGGTCAAGCACTTATCTATAAGGATATACCTAATGAGGATTACCATGCAGGTGTAGGTATAAGCAGTAGTTATATTAGGAGATTTGGTCAGTCACAATTACATGCTGTAGAGCATAAACAAGAAAGCACACCAGCACTAAAGCTTGGGACAGCAGCACATGCCTTGATTGTAGAAGGTAGAGATGCTTTTGATAAAGAGGTTAAGGTTGTTAGTGGCTCTCCTTATACAAAAGCATATAAAGAAGAGAAGGCTGAATATGAGGAGCAAGGATTTATTGTACTTAAAGAGGCGGACTTAGATATGCTAGAAAACATGAAGGCAAATATGATATACGAAGGCAACGCCTACTTAGATGCCAAGGGCAAATTAGCAGAAGCAAGTGTGTATTGGTATGAAGAGGATGTTCTTTGTAAGTGTAGACCTGATTTAATGTGCCCACCTTTGCATGAGCCAAATTCAGATAGCAAGATTGCTATAGTAGATTACAAAACTACTATATCTTGCGAACCTTATGCCTTTAATAAATCAGTTAAAAAGTATGGTTATGATATGCAGGCCGCTTGGTATAGAAGAGGTTTAGAGTCAGCAGGGTATAACGTAGATGATTTTATATTTATAGCACAGGAGAAAGTACATCCTTATGCTTCTAAGGTATTTAAAATCACTAAAGAGCAAATGGATTATGGTTGGACAATAATGGAAAGATATTTAAAGGAATACAAGGAATATCAAAAAGGAAAGCCTTTAAGTATTTATAACAGTCCTAATGTTGTTGATTTGGTTTTTGAGTAAGGGCAAATAGATAATGAGAGTATTTAGAGTATGGAGAGTTTATCAATTGCCCTTAACAAGATTATAGGTCATGAAATGGATATAAACACAAAAGAAGTGGTAAAAATCTTAAATTAATATTAATATAAAAAAGGAGAGTTTGAATGGATGAGAAGACAAAAAAAGCACTATGGATATCTGAGGAGCTTCATAAAGAGATCAAGATATTTGCAATACAAAACAACATGACTATTGAGTCTGCTTCGCAGATGGTACTAAAGCTAGGCATGTGCTCATATAAGGATAGCAATGGGTCAAAATAGTAAAGCAGTAGCCAAGAGAAGAGAAGAGTTGAAAGCTGAGAAGTTGGATAAGCAAGTTGCTTACTATTACTTTCAAAAGGGAGCAGGAACGCATTACAGAGAAATACAATATGCAAGTGGCAAGATTGTAAGGACGGACTTTGATGCTTGACTGGATAATATATATAGTTGGTGGCTTTGTTGGGTTGTTAGCAATCGTAACAATAGTCAGTGTAGTGGCCGCAATTTACATACTAAATAAACTAGATTAATGGTTAATAGTAGAAATAAAGGTGCGGCATTTGAGAGGGTTATTGTCAATAAACTTAACACTGTTCTTGAGTCCAAAGGCATTGATACTAGAGTTAAAAGAAACCTAGATCAATACCAAACAAAAGGTATGGCTGATATTTATTTTGATAAGTTTGCAATAGAGTGCAAACGATATAGAGAGAGTGCTAAGAAAACGACCTACAAGAATGAGTGGTGGAAACAAGCGGTAGAGAGTGCTGGGGATAACCTAATACCTTTATTAATTTATAAATATGATAGAAAGCAAATTATGTGTGTGATTCCTTTGTTCCTTGTAACAACAGTTGATACACCAAACTGGGAATGTACTTATAACTGCCCTTTATCAGAAATATGTGAAAATTTAGATGAAATCTTACAAAAAGCAAATGGATTTAAATAGTTATTTGTTACAAGAAGATTTTGAAGAGTTTTGTAGGAAAGCCTATGAAAGAATCCAAATTGCTTGTGATGTTTTTAATATTACAAATGATGAGGATTATTATAGTTTTAAGGAAAGGTGTTACACCCAACTTGAAACTGATTATTTAAACAGTATTGAAAGAACAATACATTAATATGGAGAATATATATGGATATATTAGGTGGAATGTCAAATTCCAGTGAGAGTCAGCAAGTTTATCTTGCTTTTAAAACAGCCGATCAACAATTTTTTGTTAATGGGCAAACGCCAATTGATTTTAAGTATTTGCAGTTAGACCCTGCAACATTTAAAAGCGGTTGGGGTCGATATGCTGGAGAGTACCAGTATGTTTGGGATGATAAGTTTGGTAATGCTAGTGAAAAGCCAGCAGACGATTGGAAGAGAGCATTTAGTTGTTGTGTTATGCCTCATGGACATGACCATGCACTTATATGGAGTAGATTTACTTTTGCTGAATCTAGTGCCTTTAATAAGATACTAAGTAGCTTTTGGAATCAAATGGATGCAAATAGTAATTCTTTGCCTGTTGTTGAGTACAAAGGCTCAAAAGAGATACAGGTCGGCATAGGAAGGTCATCAGAGCTATCTTTTGAGTTTTCTAAGTTTGCACCTAGGTTTGATAACTTTGTAATCCCAGCCTTCTATGATAAAGAAAATGAGCCAGTAGAGGACACATTCAAAAGTCCTAATGATGGTCTTGCAGAAAAAGTGCAAGAGATGGTGGATAAGAATGAATTATCAGATGACGATATTCCTTTTTAAATGGAACATATTGATTGGCAAAGAATAGCTCCTGATGTTGCAAAACAACTACTAGGAGAACCTACTAGCACCTCATCTAAGGAATTTAGATGGGGTCGCAAGGGGAGTATGTGTCTTAACCTTACAGATGGTACATTTTACGATCACGAAGCAGGAGTCGGTGGGGGAGTAATAGATTTAATAAAACATCTTAATCAAGATGTGAATACAGTTTTAAAACAGTTTGGTCATGACTTAGCATTACATTCAAATGACTCCTTAATCAGTGGCTTTGGTGATTCCCCTGTCGCTAAGCCTAAAGGTAATGCTAGGTCATTCTCTAGGGAGCAAATGGTTGACTTGTATAGACAAGCAATTGTTAAGTTAAAGTATGCTGATAATTTTATGGTTCTTAGGTTTCCTGAAGGTCATGCAATTAAACAGAAGTATGCTCCCTTTACTCTTGGCATTGATGGTACATGGTCTTTAAAACGCCCTGACAGTCCTCTTATGCCTATTTATTATACAAATGATTGTCCTGATAAGCCTATCGTTATTAATGAAGGAGAGAAGGCTTGTAGGGGTTGTGAGAGCATTGTTAAGGGCAAATTAGATTCATGCACTTGGCATGGTGGTGTCAACAGTTGGCAAAAGGCAAACTGGAAACCTATATTGCATAGAGAAGTGTGGATTTTTCCTGACAATGATAAGGCTGGCAAGGATTGTGCAGGAGAGATAGCTGAATACTTAAGGAAGCAGGGGTGCAAATCGGTAAAGATAATACAACCACCTAAAGAATTTGCAGAAAAGGATGATCTATATGATGCACATGAATCAGGTTACTTTACATCAGCAGAGGATTTTGTTGATTTTGTGCAGAAACAAAAAGAAAAACTACCTAAAGGAGCATTAAGATTTCAAAGAGCCGACTTAGTTTTATCGCAGGTAACGAACCCTGATTGGCTTATCTCTGAAGTTTTTGAACGTAATCGTTTAATTACAGTCTTTGGAGAGCCGAAATCAGGCAAATCGTTTATTGCGATAGCTATGGCTTGTGCTGTAGCGAGAGGAGATGAGTTCTATGGGCATGATGCTAAAAAAGCACCTGTAGTCTATCTTGCAGGGGAGGGAGTTGCAGGGATTCGTAGAAGATTGGCCGCCTATAACCAAAGTGAGTATGGTGGTAGCTTAAAAGAAGCACCACTATTTTTATCTAATAGAGGTTCAAGAATTAATGAACCTGAAGAATACCAAAAGCTAGAAGATGAGATTAATTTACTAAAAGAAGAAGTAGGGCAAATTGGTTTAGTTATCTTCGACACCTTTCAGCGTAACTTTTCAGGTGATGAAAATTCTGCACAAGAGGTCAACAAGTTTGTTAAAGCCGCAGATCAATTGATTCATGATTTTGATTGTACTGTATTGCTTGTACATCATACTGGTAGAGGTAATAAGGGTAGGGCTAGAGGTAGCTCTGTACTTGATGCTAGTATTGATGGTGAGTTCTTAATTGAGAGAAAAGACAAGACAGTTGATGATAAAAAACAAATGTTTGTCAAAATGAAACAGACCAAAAATAAAGATGGCATGGGTATGGCTGAAAAGAGCTTTGTATTCCACGAAGAGACACTTATTGGTGAGGGTCTTGATGTTACTTCAGGATTGTTAATTGAGACTGATACAGAGGTTGAGAGTGATGCAGAGACACAAAAGAAGATAGACTTGGTGGTTGATAAGAAAATTGTCAGCTTGATGTATGTATTGGCATTAGGTGAAGAAAAACCTGAAGAAAAGTGGTTTACTTACACTGATTTTAAACATCACGCTACTTTTAACATAACTGGCAAGGAAATTGGTCGTGATAAGTCAAATAAAGCGTTTGCAAGGCTAGAAGAAGCAGGTATTGTTGTACACGCTTTAAGAGATGAAAACACTTTAAAATCGCAGGGTTACAGGCTAAAAGAGTTTAGAGAATATGATGATTATGAACTTTATAGTGAGTGAGTGTGCAAGTGTGTGTGCAAGTGTGTGTGTGTGCAACCATACATTAATATAAGTGTGTGTGTGTGTAGTAGTCCGTAAGGACTACACACTGACACACTTGGATGTATTACAGGAGTATTGATATGAGTAATTATTATGATGAGGCTTTAAAGGATAAATTAAAGCAGTTAAGAATCTACGAAGCAGAGACAATTGTTAAGTGGGGTAATTGGAAGCGTATCTATAAAATGGTAGGCGTAGAATTTGAGATAAAGTTTTTAAAGGCAGATCAAATGCTAAAAACATCTTTACAAAAGGATTTGATAAAAAAGCAAATTGATATGGTTGATATGATGATTAGAGCCTATGAGCAATTAAACATCAAATGTGAAGAAAGTGGTTACATCATGATTCAACCAAATGCAAAATGCTTTACTTTTGACAAGAAGACAGCTTTAGTTTGTGACACTGATGATGACAAGCCAGTATTAGAACTGATACACAAAGATGAAAAGGATATTATGATATTTAGTATTGAAGAATTACTTAGGTGTATACCGCAAGATTTTATGAGAGCAAAAGAGATACTAAGCAAATTAGATAAGTCAGTTAATTTCCAGAGAGTCGATTATGTCTAAGTGGCATGGAGGCAAAGGCTCTAAAAGAAGAAAAGAAGACAAAAAGAAAATTGATGCAAATTGGGATTTAATCTTTAGTAAAAAGAAAAAGGAGAAAAAAGATGGCGATAAAACTAAGGCCTAGTGCTGTCATAAAAGACAGAGCTACAGGCAAATTGAAAACAGAACATTATTATTTAAAAAGTATGACAGTTAAGGAGCTTAATGATTATATTGAATCTTCTAGTTCTAAGAAAAAAGTCATACAAAAATGTAAGAATGAACTTACAAGGAGAGGTAAATGAATTGTTGGTATTGTGGAGCTGGACTTGTATGGGGTGGAGATCACGACATAGGAGATGAGAATGAGGAGTATGATATGGTCACGAACCTATCTTGTCCTGACTGTAAGGCTTATGTTGAGGTTTATATGCCAAAAGGAGAGGCAAATGACTGATTTAGTAAATAAACCTCCTCATTACAAAAAAGGCAAATTTGAATGTATTGACTACATAAAGCAACAGTTAGGTGCAAATTTCCCTGCATATCTTGAAGGCAATGCCATAAAGTATCTACATAGGCACAAATATAAAGACTCTAACATTCAAGACTTAGAGAAAAGTATTTGGTATATTAATAAATTAAAAGAACATTATGAGAACCTGTAATGAGCAATAAACCGCAAATTGATGTTTCGCAATTAAAAAGGCAAATTGACAAAGGCAAATCACTAAACGAGGTGGTTATGTCTCTTGGTAAAAGCAAATCGACTATTTTAAAAGTTGCTAACGAGAATGGTTTAAAGTTTGATAAAAAGTCTCCTTGGGCAAATTTGTAATTAAAACAAATTTAACATTGAGGCAAATTTAACATTGAGGCAAATTTAGGTTTAAGGCAAATATGGATATACAAGTAAAAACTGATCTCAAACAATTACAAAAGAAGTTAGATATCCTTCGTGATAAAACATTCAATAAAGTTATGAGCGAAGGCATTAATCATACTAGTGCTATGGTTGTTAATGCACAAAGACAACAATTATTAAAAAAACTACATAAACCTAAAAAAACATCTATTACAGCTATTGTTATGTCCAAGTTTGCTAAACCTAATAAACGTGGGTTAAAGGCTACAGTTAGGGTTAAAAGCTATGCTACCAAGTTTTTATATTATATTTATACTGGAGAGAATGAACCTGCTAGAAGTCAGAGTTACCCCTCACCAACAAAAGATGGAAGGGTTAAGGCTAATACTTTTGGTAATATTGTTACTCAAAAAGGTATTATTAAAAGGGTTGATAAGACAGAAAAGAGCAACAGAAAAGGCTCACGTTTTGTTGGTGTACCTAAAGGTAAAGGCTCTAAAGTTTATGGTATATGGGAGAGACAAGGACAGAAGGGTAGAGAAGGCTTAAACCTTCTTGTGGCCTTTACTCCCTTTATTAGACATAGAAAGTTTATTGATTGGTTTAAGTTGAGTCATAAAGTAGTTAAGAATAATCTTTACAAAGAGATTAATAAGCAAATGATTAAAAGGGTTAAGAGGGTAATGAGATAAAGGCAAATTTACCATTAAGGCAAATTTACCTTTACTGCAAATTTAATCTAATTAGCCATTAATTCACCTTATTTGTAGAAAATATATCAATTGATGTGCCTAGTTTATCTTGTTGCAAATCCTCTAAATGTTTTATCAATCTATTCAATCCATCTTTAATACCTTTATGTTCTGATTTAGTATGGCTATCATTTACCCATTCATCATCTGCAATAATATCTTCTGCGATATTTTTAATTCGATCTATTGTTATCATTAGTCTTGCTCCTCTTTTGCTTGTTCATCATCTTTAAATATGTTGCAGTCATCACATTTCTGTATTTCTTGCACTCGATCTTGGGTATTAAACGTATCAACCCAACCAACCCCATTACATAATTCACAGTTCATTAGTCTTGCTCCTCTACATCCATTAAATAACCATCAGTCTTACAAGTAGCACATCCCTTGAAATGTCCGCCTTCATCTTCCATAAAAATTAGGTCATCATCATTTTTAAAAACCTCATTACACATATTGCATATAACTTTACTCATTAGTTTTGCTCCTCATAAATCCATTCAACCTCTAAGTCTTCAGGTATATATTCAACACACCAATTTTCATCTGCTCTTTGTTGTTCTTCTTTTGTGTAAAGGTGCTGTATTTCTTCCCAGTTTTCTATGTGTCGCGTAGGAAACTCACCTGCACAATTAATAGCACATTCTTCTATGCTTACACCTTGACACCATAAACCTATAATTTCTTCCTTATCATATTCTGATAATATCCAAGGTATAAATTCATTGCGATTTAGTTTAAATGTTAGTTTTTTCATTAGTCTTGCTCCCTTCTTAGCGTATCTGTATTAGTCCATGAGTTATGTAGAGTTTTTTCTTCCAAGCCTAGCGGTTGGTCTTGCCATACATTTACTATTTGCTCGTTGGTTGAGTTGTCTACATAGACTGTTATATCTCCCATAGTTATATATGCACTATGTGTAGATCGTTGGTCTATTTTAAAAGAGTGCCACCCCATAATTTGAGATAACTCTTTTTGTTGTTTTTTATTTAATGGTTTCATGTTATTTAACTCCTTAATTTTATTTAACATACACCTATGATATATAAATATATATTTATATGCAATAGTTAAATGCAAATTTATATTTAAGGCAAATTTATATTTAAGGCAAATTTATATTTAAGGCAAATTTATATTTAAGGCAAATTTATATTTAAGGCAAATTTAGTATCAAGGCAAATTTATATTTAAGGCAAATTTATTTTTCATAAAAAAAGGCAAATTTATTTTTTATAAAAAAAGGCAAATTTATTTTTGAAAAAAAACATCAAAATTTTTTTTGGACAAAAAAACAAAGACCAACAACAAAAACATCAACAGGAATTCTAAGCCTCTACATTACAATATAAATATATATAGGTAGTAATACATTACTTGAATATAAAAACACCGCATAAAGGCTTAGAGGCTCTTTTATATAAACATTTATTTATTAAGGGCATAAAAAAAGGCGGTAATAATACCGCCCTTTATTGGTTGGGTTTAGTTATTAATCTTCTTCTTTTTCCTCCCAATATGTCCAGTAATAGGCTTCAGAATGTCCATCATGTTTATAATCTTCTTCAGCTTCACTAAATCCATCTTTTCCTAAAACTTGTTCTACACATTTAACAGAACAAACAGATTCAGAAAGGCCAACAATAAATATGCCTTTTTGTTGGTCTAGTTTATCAATTGTTTTATTACAAGACTCACAAGCTACATTCCATGTTTCGTTACTCATTGTTGCACCTCCCTCATGTTGTCGTAGTCTCTAACAATCTCTATATCCACATGAAAGACTGAATCACAATTGCTACATTGATAAACTTCAGTTTCGCCCCCTGTCCAATCATAGCCATATTCAAGAACACCCTTTTTGCATTTTTTACATCTTCGCATTATTTACCCCTTAAAAATTAGCTTTATGTGAATAATCAAACTCAATCCACTCATTATTATTAAAAATCTTATTCTCTTCGCATAATTCGACTATGTCCTGTAGTTCGCTTTTAAATCTTTGCCTTGCTTCTCCTATTGTGTAACCGTCATACGTGCATTTGTGACGGCCTATTTCTTCGCCATTTTTTAAGTTATCAATATATCCATATATTGTAAAAGTTCCGTTTAAATGCTTCTCAACGCCTCCGCTTAGATAAGCCTCTATATTTTTAGTTTTCATTATTTACCCCTTATTAATTTTAATTGATGCCCTTGATTAGTTAGGCGGTTGAATTTGTCTTGCATAGTTGCAAGGCATGAACCCCTAAAGGCTATAAAGCCTTTAAGTGTTCCATTGTTTATTATTAATTTGTATTTCATTATTGCTCCCTTATCCGTTTATAACTGGGGCAATGATTCCATAACCGCCCATATCACGCCAAATATCTAATTTATTATCTCTAATATAATTATCTTTAATTTTTAATGCGTAGCCTCTAGGGTCTCTGTTCCAAAAAACATTTTTATTATGTGCAACATTTAATATTTTAAATAGTTTGTTTAATATATATTCTTCTTCGGCTTCAACCCATGCCTCTTCATAGTATTCACAAAACTCTTCTGCCTTATCATGTGCATACTCTTCTAACTCTAACAATAGATCGTAGTCATAAGAGTCTATGTCTGTATTAAATATATTATTAATATTCTTTATATGCTCTTTAGTCCATTTTTTAGCTAATTCTTTTCTACTTATATTCATGTTTATATTCTCCTTATAATGTTAAACATAACTCATTATATAAAAATATATTTATATATGTCAACAATTAATTTAATAAATATTTATTTCTTTTTTAATACCTTTATAAGTTCTATGAATAATACATTTCTTTTCATTTTCTTATCTTTTCTTTGATTTTTTCGCGTTGTTTCTTCTTGTCCTCTGAATCCCTTTGTTTATAGGCTTCTGATGGCTTAGGTTCTTCTGACCCAATGGGTACGCAGGTTGCAGCAC